TGCCCGACGGCGCCACGCTGCCCCGCCAATCCATCGACAGTGATTGGATCGCGGGTGACGTGACCCGGACAGACGGGATTCTGAGCGTGCCACTGATCCTGCCCCACGGGGCCGACGCGCCAGACGCCACCCGGTTTCCCGCACCCATGACGCTGACCGGCGACGGCCCCGTTGTCCTGCCCCCCTACGATCAGGAGGCCGCCAATGACCATTGATTTCAGCCAGACGGTCACTGCCGAGCAAAAAGCCGCCGCCGCCGCCGCCGCGCAGCGCGAGACCGAGATGGCGGCAGCCCGCGACTACCTCCAGTCAACTGACTGGATGGCGATACGGGAGGCGGAAGGCGTCAAACCCATGCCCGACGACGTGCGCGAAAAGCGCGCGGAGGCGCGACGGGTACTGTCGTTGTGATTGTCGGGTTCCAGGCCGTTGACGACTTGGTGGCGCAACATCCCGGCGCGCACCGCGCGTTCGGCGTGGAATCTGCGGAGCGGCTGGCCCTGCTGCTCTCCATGCCCGGGTGGCTCGTGATGGCGGAGAACAACTGCTGGGTTGCGCTGCGCCGACTGGACGACACACCGATCTGCGAACTGCACTGGTTCTGCCACCCCGGCGCTGACATCAAGGCTGTCCGCTCCATGCTGCGCTATGCGTTCGAGGAGCGCGGCGTCACCTGCGTCCTTGGCCCCACTGTACCAGGCCACCCCTTCGCGCGTGCGGCCGCAACACTGGCCCGGGCTCTTGGCGCGGTCAGGGTCAAAGGCGTTCTAGTTTTGACAGCGGAACGGTTTTCGGCTTATAACTACGCCAACCTGCGAGTGGAGTAAGGTCATGGGGATTATCAGCGCCATCGCCGGTATCGGTTCTGCTCTGATCGGGGCCAGGTCGGCCAAAAAACAGGCGACAGTACAGGCAGAGTCAAACGACAAGGCCATTGAAGCCTCACTCATGGGTTTCAACTACCTCAAAGGCAACGAGAACGTCAACGCCGCCCAGGCGCAGGGTCTGACAGCGCAAGGTGCTGTCGGCAACGCTCTGGGGCTGACCGGTCAAGGCCCGGGCGAGTACCAGCGACTGCTGGGCATTGGGCAGGAGATAGCCAGCCAAGGCTCGAGCGAGTACCAGCGACTGCTGGGCATTGGGCAGGCGCTGACCGGCCTAGGCGGCGACGAGGAAGCGGCGCAGGCGGCGTTCCAGCGGTATCAGAACAGCACGGGCTATCAGTTCCGCCTTGGGCAGGGCATGGAGGCAATCACCGGCGGGGCCGCCTCGCGCGGTCTGCTGAACAGCGGAGCCACGCTCAAGGGTCTGAACGACTACGGGCAGGGGGCGGCCTCCGCTGAATTTGGGAACTACCTCGGGCAGCTTCAACAGCAATCCCAGCAGCAGTATCAGCAGTCCCAACAGCAAATGAACAACTACCAGCAGCAACTGGCCAACTACCAAGGCTATTTGGCGAACCTTATGGGCGCGCAAGACACCGGCCTGAACGCAGCCTATAACGTTGCCTCCAGCGGCGGCACCGGTGGCGCGAACGCGGCGCAAGTCGGGATGCAAGGGGCCGCCCAAATCAACAGGCTACGCCAGCAGGGCACCGACAACCTCATTTCCGGCCTCGGCTCCGCTGCGGGCGGACTCAAGGATTGGTGGGACCGCCGCAATCCACAGCAGGCCGCAAGCGGCGGCCCAGGGAACTGACCATGGCAACGTTAATCGAACTGTTCAAGATGGGTTACGACATCGGGCAGGACATCCCGCGCGAGTCCCGTGCGCGCGCCGCCGCCAGATTGGAGTACGGCGCTGCCGCAGACGACCCGGCGCTGTTCAACCAGTTGGAAGAGGGCCGGTTGGCGTCGCAGCAGGAGGCGCGGCTGGGGCGGCAGGAGGACCGCCAGCAGTCGCAGTTCGACCGGCAAGTGCGGGCACAGGATTTCGAGATGCAGGGGGCACGGCAGGAGCGTTCCCAGCGCGCTGTTCTCGGGCTCGTGAACGGGCTGCGGTCGGCCCGGGACCGGGGCGAGGATATTGGCGCCTCCTTTGATCGCTTGGCGCAAACTTTGCCAAAACTGGGCGTAGACCCCGCCGACATTCCCGAAATGCGTCAGAGTCTGATCGCTAACCCAGCGGTCCTGGACGACTATTACGCCACCTTGACCGGTCAAACCCTGGGCGACCAAGGGGCCAGCACCAACAACGGGCTGACCCCGGCGCAGCAGAAGGAGGAACGTGACCGCACTGAGGGTCAGCAGAACCTCCAGGCGCTGACCGGCGAACTGCGCGGCATCTACGACAAGCTGAATGAGGGCAGCGGGATCACCACGGCCAACCCCAAGAGCGTGTTCGACAGCGTGGGTCGCTGGTTGAGTTCGTCATGGGCCGGGCGTCAGACGGGCGCCATCATGGGCACCGAGAACGAGTCCCTGCGCCAGCAGGCCGAGGGCGCGCGCCAACTGGTCATCCAGGGCATCAAGAACGCCACAGGCATGTCGGCGCAGGAACTGAACTCAAACTTTGAACTCCAGAACATGCTGCGCGCGGCTACGGACCCCACCTTGTCCTACGAGGCCAATATCGCCGCGCTGAACCGGATCACCGCTCTGTACGGTGGCGGGGCTGCCGCCGCGCCCACCGACTACACCCCCGGCACGCGCTACCGCTTCAAGGGCGGTGATCCGGGCGACCGAAACAACTATGAGGTTGTTCAGTAAAGTGGCAAAAGGTTGGGAGACCCTGATAAACGTGTCTGAGGCGTCGCGGGCTGCGAACACGCGGTCCCGCCCTGCTGCGCAGAACGCGCCGCGTGGCTGGGACGCCCTGCTGACCGTAGCTGCACCACGGCGCTCTTTGGGCGGTGGGTCGCGCGCTCCTGGCAAGGTGGACGAGGCGTGGGTGGTCGATGGCCTGGTGCGGCGCGGACTGCCCGAACACGTCGCTCAGGCGTTCGCGTGGAACTTCAAGGACGAGAGCGGCCTTAACCCTGGCATCAACGAGACTGCCCCCATAGTCAAAGGGTCGCGCGGCGGGTTCGGTCTGTACCAGTTGACCGGCCACCGCCGCAGGCAGTACGAGGCGTTCGCGGCGGATCGAGGTGTGGACGCCGCCGACCCGGACGCGCAGCTTGACTTCCTCATGCTGGAACTGGACGGGCCGGAGCGGTCTGCCGCGAACGCGATCCTGAACACTCGCACGGCGGGGGAGGCTGGCGCGGCCATCGTGCGGAAGTTCCTCCGTCCGCTGGAGTCGCACCAGAACAAGCGCGCCGCGCGTTATCTACGGATGGGTGGTGGGGCAGCACCTGCCGCCGCACCGTCGCGCCCCGCCTTCACCCCCGGCCGCCTGTGGCTTGATCTGGAGAACACATAATGGCCGGTCCTGAGATGCAGCCGGGTACTATCATCACTGGCGGCGACATGCCCCCGTGGGAGCAGTACCGCCCCAAGGTGCCGACCGGTACTGTCGTGACGGGCGGCGATATGCCCCCGTGGGAGATGAACCGCCCCAAGGTGCCGACCGGTACTGTCGTGACGGGCGGCGATATGCCCCCTTGGGAGCAGTACCGCCGGATGGAGGTCGAGTCCGATGTGGCCGACATTACCGAGACCGAACTGGCAAAGCCTCGGATCAAGTACACCGCGCCCGAGACGGAGGACTCGTGGCTGAACTGGGTGGGCCGCGTTGGCCGCTCCGCCACGTTCGGAATCTCCGACCTAATCACCGCCCGCGTCGTGCAGGCGCAGATGAAAGACGAGGTTCCCGACCTGACATACGCCGAATCTCTTGCCGCCGTGCGCGAAGGCTTCCGCGACGACCCGTCCCTGTCTGCGGACATCGTGGGCGCGCTGGTGCCCGGCATGGCCATCGGGAAAGGCATCACGCGGGCTTGGGACGCCGCTACCAAGGCGGGGATGGTGAACGGCGCCCTGCGCTTCGTCGCCAAAAACCCAAAGACGGGCCGTGTCATGCAGGCCATGGGCGCCGGTGCCGCTGGCGGGATGGTGGAGGAGTTCGTGCGAACTGGCGTTGACGAAACCATCGGCGTCGCGGCGGCCGAGGGATTCGACGCGGGCCGTGTCGTGAACGCAGCCCTGACCGGCGCGCTCCTCGGGGGTATCGTTGGATCCGGCGTCCAGTTGCTGGCCCGAGGCGCTGGCCCTGTGCCGGGCGCGGTGGACATCGTGCAGCGGATCGGCGCGGGGTTCAACCTCGGCCCCCAGGCCGCCCAGCAGGCCGGGACGCGCCTGTACATCGCCATGCGCGAGGGGGGTGAGACCGCCGAGGAGACTATGGTGCGCCTGACCCAGGCCGCCGACGTGTTCAAGCGGGAGTATGGGTACGCCCCCTCCATGTCGGACCTGATGGCGCCCGAGAAGGTGGCCGAGGTGGCCGAGGTGGCCCGCTATTACAGCAATCTGGACGTGCAGGCGAAGAAGCTGGCCGGGCAGGGGCTGGACCGCGCGCTGGCATCG